ATGAGGGTGGGGGGCCTAAATGCGAGACCCCCCTCCCCCGGGGCGACGAAGAAATTTTTATTTTTCAATCATCGATCTCGAAAGTTTGATAGAAATTTGTTCCATCAAGATTGAGAATTCGATCAATTGCATTTTCAATTTCTTCGATTTCAAGTTCTTCACTTAACGAATCGCTTGATGTGCACAGCCTGGCCAGGAGGCCACAGGTACCGTAGCCATGGGCAGTGTCAAAAGCAAACCATTCGTCCCATGAAGTTCTTGGATCGTAAGGATTGTCCACTGTGGACAGCATCCTAGCCATAGTAGACCTCCTCAGAGAGGCCCTGTGAGAGGGTGTGTACCATGGTGTGGTCAGCCCTCCTCTAGAGCACGGTGAACAGATGTTGTAGAAATTCCCAAAGCTTCAGCAATCTCAGCAGCAGTCTTACCTCTACTACTCATAGCCTTGGCCCTGGACACCATGCTAGACGATACCTTAGGCTGGGACCTAGGTGTAGCCAGTTCCCTCACTACTGATTCATCAGCAAGTTCAAGAACCTTGTTCAGTGCAGCCTGTGATACAGCACCTTCCTGGATAGCCTGCCACTCTCGAGGAGTGATAGCGAAAGGTTTCTTACCAGCCCCCGTTCTTTGACGGGCCTCGGCTAAAGCCTGGCGCCGGGCTTTCTGGAGTCGCTCTTTATCATTGGCAAGAGTTGGATCAGCTTGCTTCTTAGCCCTAATGACTGCGTCAGCTAGGACCTGAGCCTGCCTTTCCCTGGGTTTATTCCTGAGGGCCTCGTTTACTTTGGCCTTGAGGGACTTAACTTCAGGGGCATAGGTCTTTGCGGCCTGGGGGTTCTTTCGAACAGAGGGGATAGCGAGCGTAGCCTTACGGGCTTCGTTAGCCATAGCCTTCAGTTCGTTAGAGTGGTTGGCATACACCGTTTCGATAGCACTCCCGTTCTTAGAAACGAGGGAGTATGCATCATGGGTCTCTGCCAACTTAGTGGACTTCTCAGTACGAAGCACAGTCTTACCATGCTTGTCCACATAAGTAGCCCCAGTCTCTTCATAGACCTTGCGTCCAGTCTTCTTGTCAATGGGCCCACCCTTTGAAGCGGACCGGGCTTTTCTTTCAGGAACCCGTTTCTCAGATGAGGCACGGCTGATAAGAGTAGAAGCCCCAGCATTTGCCTTACCCTGATACTTCTTCTTGAGGGCGGCAATACCGTTGTCGATCTCGGACTGCTTGTAGTTGAGCTTGTGCTTCTCGGCATCAATCACAACCATGGAGTGCCTAACGGCCCGAGCAATCTCAGCCTGGTTTGCACCACCGATTGTCATATCAGTGATCAGGTTTGAGACCTCACCCATCTTCATCTGCTTCTGCTTAGAAGTCATGGGTGTCATTCCGGGGTAGGCAGGATACATAACCTTGGGATCGAAATCCTTCAGGCCCTTCAGAGCAGGAGAGGTCTTAACCTTTCCACTGTTGTTCGGAATACAGAGAACAGAGTCTCCGTCGAAGTCTGCACCAGACAGACGCTCCGCCACCTTGGGGTGGATTCCGATTGCATCCTTAACCTTGGTCCCTATTGCTTTTCTGGCATGGGGGTTTTTGTTGTTGACTGTCAGCTCAGGAATCTCGAATCGTCCACCGTGAGGGTGACGAACAAGAACAACCTTCTCCCCATGTTTGAAGTTGGGGGCGTAAACCTCCGCGGTCTTCATCTTGGGGACGGGAAGGATTACCTGACTGGCCTGCCGAGGTAGAGCTGCCGCCTTAAGATCAACGGCATCGGAGTCAACAGAGTCAGCAAACGACTGAAGCAGCTTCTTCTTGACCGAGGGGTTCGTAAGAGCCATAATCTCTTCGAACTCCGCACGGCGCTTGTCTCGTACCTTCTGAAGCTGCTGCTTAGCAAGGGAGACGGGCTGCTTCGAGAGGAACTGGGAGCTCAAGGTCTTCGACCAATCACCCCAAGTACCTTCGTCGTTAACGATGTTCATCGCAGAGAGCTTCTTACGACCGTTCGAGTCGGTGTAGTGAAGCTGCTTGCGGATTACTGAACCGAATGGGTTCGCCGGGTCACCTGTCTGCTTCTTGAGGGCATCCAGTTTGTTTCCGGTGGGGTTCTTGTTCGTATTGAATCGGAGATCATATCCCTTAGGGATGTCATCCGAGTACATCGCCATACCTTTGAGGTAATGCGTGCCGTCAACACTGATTCGAACCTGAGCGTAGTTGGAAGAACCGAGGGAGAGGTCTTTGACGCCACGTCGAACCTCAATTACACCGTCCATATCGGTACCACCCTCGTTTCCATAGCGAACCTTCAGTCGCTTGCTGGAAACTGCAGTGGGCTTCTCGATACCGTATACCGTATGACCCTGGTCCTCGATATTGACCCCGGGGGCCTTAATTTCGCCCCGCTTGGCCAGAACCGTCTTGTAGTCCATGCCCGGAGGCACCAGGACCTTCATTTCGGTGAATTTACCAGTCGTCTGCTGCTGGACCTTCACCTTGTGGACGTGATAGCCCTCAGCCTCGAGCATAGCGGTGGCAGTCTTCATCTTGGTGCTTGTGACACCCATGTTGACCTCAACGCCGAGTCCGACGTCAAGTAGACCATCCTTGCCGACCTGCTTCTTGAGCTCCTTAGCAAGCGCCTCAGTACTCCCCGCCCTTTCTTTGAGGGTGGGGTCTAAAAGCGCTCGAACGGAGGACTCGTTGATGCCCATACGACGACCAATGGCCGTGTTGGACATCCCCTTCTCCTTGAGACGGGCCACCATTGCAACGTCAGCCTTACGCTTCTCATTCTTAGCAATGGACTTCTGGGCTCGAAGTTGGGTGGTGGTCATTCCAAGACCCTTGGCGATCTCAGTCTCAGAGAGACCTTTCGCCTTGAGGTCCTTGACGGTGGAAAGCAGGTCACCAGAGTGCTGGTGCGGGTCCTGACCAGAACCCCAAGGATAGCGCCCGGAACGGCGCTTAACACCATAGTGGGCGAGATCCATTAGGCCTCCTCTTCCTTGATCTTCTCGATCAGCTTATCAAACTGGATGATGGTGTCCATGATTCGGGCAATATCCTCGCCCTCGGGGTTGGCTACCTGAATATCATCATTCTGGTAGATACGGAGCTCGTAGTTGATAGCTCCAGGACGCTCATCATACTCAAGGCAGAAGAGCGCGGCGTAGATCATGAGTTGATCAACCTTAGCCGGGTGAACGCCCGTCTTCAGATCGTGGATGCGAAGCAGGCCCTTGTCAAAGGAGATAGCGTCAGCAGTACCAAAGCAGTTGACCGAGTAAAACAGGACTTGCTCCGGGACCATCCGAAACCCAATAGCATCGTTAACATAGTTATTGAACGTCACCTTGTTTCGGGGCATGCGCATCTTCAGACGAATGTGCTCAGCGGCGAGCTCGTGAAGACGGGTGCCTTTTGCTGCGGCCTGGGAAGTCCGGAAGGACTCGATAAGTTTGTCGGGTGAGTAGTTGAGCCAGTGATACTTACTGGCGGAAAGGAATGCGTGGGCCCCACTAAGCTGTGAGTGATTGTTGAACTTCACTGAGGATCTCGCTCTCGTTCTCAGGGTAGATGAATGCGGCATACGACATCGCATGCATGGTCCGAACATAGTGTGCTTGGTTCGGACGGACTGAGGCAATGGCGCCTCGCTTCACCTCAAGGGCTGCCCAACGATTCTTGTAGAGAAGAATCAGATCGGGGATACCTTGAATGTAGTTGGGGTCATTTTTCAGAATGATGATCCCGGGCAGCATCTTGTTCAGCTTCTTGATGAGCTGTGCTTGGAATTGTGACTCACGCATAGTGTGCTCCTCTGGGTAAGCCTATAAGAAGGGATAGGCTTGTTTCTATCCCTTCTTATCATTATATGCGTAGTTTGCGACGAGGGGTGTCACACGTATTGTAGAGGGGTATTCTTGGAATGGGTGGGGTTTTGTTACAGATGTTACTAATGTGAAAATCCGATCGATAAACAACATCAAACATCATCAAACGGCGCCAAACTAGGGGGTGGACAAAAAAGTGGTCAAAAACCCTATTTTCATATATATAATAAAAAATCAATCAATCAATCAATTAATATATTTCACAAAAAATGGCCACTTCCGACTTTTCGTTGCAATTCCAAGGAAAAGTCCACAATACGTGTGACACCAAGTGGCCACTTTTTTGGCCACAATACGTGCGACGAGTAACATCAGTATCACCCGTAACACGAAAAAGTGGCCACATGGCCAAAAAAATGGCCACTTGGTATATCGTCACACGTATTCTAACCGACGAATGCCCTCTCGTTGAACACCTTCTTCGAGCTCAATGCCCGCCGAACAGCCTTGTCGATCGACGAATCCGACTCAAGAAAGTAGTACTTCAACCGAGAATACGGCGTGTTCAATCGGTCGATCCGACCCTCACACTGCTCCGTCACTCGCCAGGAATAGTTGAGGGACCAGAAGAGAACCGTATCGGTACTAGTACAGTTCCATCCCTCTGCTGCCGAGGTGTACTGACAGATATAGACCCATCGAGGTTCTGCTGGTATAGCATCGTGCCGATGTCCATTCCATTGCGCCGTAGGCAGTCCAAGGCTCTCTGCAACTGCAAGGATTCGATCGAGCTCATAGTTGTAATTGTAGAATACGATAACCCTCTCATTGCTTGAGAGTATGCGCTTGGCTTGCTCTGAACGCCAGTCATTGTCGCTCACTACCTTTCTCAAGATTCTGCAGACCCCACCTGCGTCTCTAAGGGGTTCCTCTGTCCAGGGATCCATCCGGTTCTTCACGACCCACTTATACAAGTCACGATCGTAGTCGCAGTAGACAGTCTCCCTCTCACGAGTAGTGTGTCGCTCCACCGGCATCTCCACAAGGATACTCCGACGAAGACGCTGCAGCTTCGCCTCCCCTATGTATCGTTTGACCTTGGGGTATTTTGCGAAGCGGTCAAATATGACGTGATCCTCCATGAACTCCGTACGAGTCCTGAAGAACCCATGAGCCATGAATACCGGGAGGTAGTCCATCCAGACATCTCCAGGGGTAGCTGAGAGCAGAAGCCAGGTGTTCTTCTTTGTGATCTTCAAGAACTCCTTGACCCAGCGCCCACTGCCGGAAGCACGCTGCTCATCAAAAAAGAATACCGCGTGTTCCCGATCCGAGTACTTCCCGATGTTGTTCCACGAGTCCACCACGATGGATGAACCAGTGAAACTACATGCAGGATCTGTACTCAGACCGAGACGCGCAGCTTCTTCCTCCCACTCAAGGGAGTCCCGCTTCTTAGCGGTTGTGATGACATACAGCGTAGGGGAGCCCTTGACCTTCTTCTTAGCCAAGGACCCCCCTTCTTTGAACGAGGCGGCGTTACAAACCGACGTGAGGTACCACGCCAGGCTAGTCAGGGTCTTCCCCGAACCAACGCCACCTGCCAAGATGCTGCCGTTCTGCAGTTGACGCACCGCCTGGATCTGCTCAGGGCGATACGTAACTGTCATGGTTAGTGTGTTCTCCTTTCGAGACATGATCCGAAGATCCACTCGTCGAACTCAGACTTCACGCGCTGGAACCCAAGCTGCCCCTTCTCGAACTCCTCTTTTCGGAACTCAGAGTTGGACTTGAGGTAGAGGTTACTCGCAGCAATGTTCCGTCGGTTTCCGTCCTTGTACTGGACGTAGTGATCGTGAGGGATCTTCCCGACGAACGCCTCGTAAACGAGAACAGCCGCGGAGTTTACCTTCCGCTCCCGACCGTGAGGACTGGGCTTCTCCATGCGATACATGTAGCACCCGTCCTTGTACCGGGGTGTCAGGAAACGGCCAGTGTTCTTGTTTCGAACCCGCCCAAGATCCGAGACCTCGTACTTGTCGTTGAGGCCGGGGATCGTCTTCCAGTTCTCAGTAGCCAAATCGAGTCTTTCTATCCGACTCCGACTCTGTGCAAGAGCCGAAGATGTAGTCATCGAACTCGGACCGGGTCTCTTCAAAGAGAGCATCCATCCGAGCATTGTACTCCTCATACCAGGCCTGCCGGTACGCCGAGTACGAAACGAGATCCAGGTTCTCGAGACGGGCGTTAGCCATATCGCCATTCAAGTGGATGACATAGTGCCCCCTCCCGGGCTCTCCGTTGAACGCACGCCAGATAACAATACCACAGCGAACCATGGTCTGCTTACCTGAGTCATCGCGATACAAGGAGAACCCGGGAGCCCCGTCTGAGCACTTCTGGATCCGAAGAACTCGCCCACTCGAGATATTCCGCACCCGACCGAGATCAGATGCCTCATACCTCGAATAGGGGTGGGGTAAACTTCGCCAGCGCTCAGTCAATGTGCATGGCCTTGATGTGGTCCAGGAGATACTTCTGCTCGCCCGTCTCCGAGTCCGTAACGATACGGAGCTTTATTGCCGGGCGGTTGTGGTAGTACCGCTTGTTCTTCTCCTCATCCTGGAAGACGAAGAAAAGGACACCCTTCGCGATCTCCTGAACCCGGATAAGACGCATCGGGACACCCGAGACTGTCACATCCAGGATAGCGTCGGCTCGGAGAGCCTGTTTGATCTCCTCGAGGTCCTTGATCTCCTGAGTCGGGTCGTCAAGAGACCAGGAACCCGAGATGGGGTTGTAGAGGAACTTCTGAGTCAGAGGCATGCGAATCTCCTTCATGAAATCGCTGTCCTGACGCTTGAGATATAGCCCCCAGAACGATCCATCTGCGTCCACGTCTAGCTTCAGCCCCATCACGTGCCAGAACTTGCCGTCGTGGTTGACGATAACCGGGTGCAGCTTCTGGAATGTCTGGTCGAGCCAGAGCTGATCAAACTGCTCGAGGTTGAATCGCTTGGTGCTTCCCATATGAATTGCCTTCCATGCTTGCTGGGGTCGGTACTGGATGAACTCGTACTCCTCAATGTTCTTGAGGAGGATACTCTCTTTCGGATATGTGTTGATAGTAAACAGAACCGCGCTTTCGGTATCTACCTCATAGAGTCGCTGGTACTCGAGGATGCGTACCTCTCCCTCGGACGCCTTGAACTCCACATACATAGCATTTCCAGATGCATATGTGTCATGAATATGTGCTAGGAAGTCCTTCCCCTTGATGATCCTAGGGGTCTTGTACCATCCACCGTCAGTGAGTTCCATCATGTCCTCCTCAGAAATAACGGATCGTGTCAGCGGCCCACTCGACATTCTCAAGAACCCAGTCGTAAGACTGGTGACCCTTCTCGTTCGTCATGGTGTGGCGAGTGAACTTGGACTTCTGAGCATCCGACATACGGAAGGTGTACCAGTGTCCGGTCTCTCGCTCGGCGGTGATCCACAGATCGGTTGAGTCAGGAACCCGCATGAAGGACTTGACGTGGTACTGCCGGGCCTCGTAGAAGAACGGGGCAGGCCTACCCTCACGAGCAGTCCAGTAGTCGTAGTACTCCTTGGCCGTATAGGTCTTCCGCTCCTCAGCAAGGAACAGAACTGACCCATTGCTCATCAGGTCGCCGTTCTTAATCCGCATCTTGGCGATGAGACCTTCTGCGTTCGTCATGTACATGATCCACTGGTCATTGCAAGTGGGCTTGAACTCCGTGATGAAGAGGCCCTTGTTCCTGTAGATGAACGTGGGGAGCATAACACCCTCCTCGGTCTTCAGCTTACCGAGATAGCGAGTGCGGAGCTCGTGAATGTCGACGGGGCCTTCGGAGACCCGGATGAGAGAAAACATTTGTGTACTTACTTTCTGATTCGTCGTGGGATGTCGTATTCGTCGAGAAGGTAGTCCATGAATGCGAAGAGATCCTTCTCTATCTCATCCGCAAGCTCTCGATTCCTTACCTGAGACACGTCCACAACAAAACGATAGCTGTTGTTCGCAGTCCGCTTCTCAAGGTGAACGGAACACCGTGGCGTACGACGACGTTCCGGGTTCTTGATGTAGTCGAGCACGATCTCTCGACCAGGCTTAAGATCCGGGTTAGGATACAGAGTCTCCCGAGGTTCCTTGCCCTCAGCTCGATCTCGCTTACGAGCCTCCTTGAGAGCCTTCCTCTCGAACTCCTCCGATTCCTTGACCGCCTTCAGAATATCATCAGCGCTGACGATAAGTCGGCTAGCCACGTGTGTCCTTTCTATGAATGGGGGGGGAACCCGGGGCCCTTTTATAGACCCCGGGGAATGAAATCAACCGCGTCGCATCTCCCGAATGAAGATCCAGATGAGCCAGAATCCACCGGTCACCGAGACCATGAAGACATCAAAGAGGAAGTTGAAGAATCCGTAGCGTCGCATCAGGCAGCCACCTCCTCATCGGCATACTTAGCGTCAAGCGGGTCCTCGGCGATCGTGACATACATGGTTCCCAGATATGCCTTGACGCCGGAGTTTCCATTCGCCTCCCACTGGTATGGATTGATAGTGAGATCCACATTGAGGATCTCGACGTAGTCCAGAGAGTCGATTGTCTGCTCGCTGATATAAACCTTCCGTCGAGTCAGGTTCGGGATACAGACGATCTTTGGAGGCCGGGCCCGGTAAGACGCCTCCACCTTGAGGTAGTGGATCACAGCATCCGGGTCATTTCGAGACTCCCGGGTCTTTAGATTCCACCCGTCTCGCTCTAGAGCAGAAACCATGTCCTCGGGAATCTCAACGCAGAAGGTTCGCTTCGTGCCACCGGCGAAAGGACCAGAGGCAGAGAAGTCCTTGAAGAAGATACGGGCGTTCTCTATAGTGAGGTTGCTCAGTCGTGCCATTGTGTTCTCCTTAAATATCAGGCTCGGAAATCAGGGTGGACATTTGAGGGATCTCCCTGTGCGATCTCGAGCACTCGGGAAATGAATCGAGTAAGGTTCTTCTTCTGGCGGCACTTGAACAGTATGGTGCGGATCCCACCTGCAAAGTTGATGTCCGCATAGACAATGTTCAGCCCCTTATAGAAGCTGACCTCGGTGTCGTCAGGGAGGTCGAAGTGCATCTGGTGACTGTACTTACCGACCCAAGAGGGCTTGACGTTGCTCCGCTTGTCGATATACTCCTCAAGCTTGACGTCCTCGAATTCATAAGCCTCCTCATTCAAGTCACCATTGAGGTCAAAGTAGTCAATGATGCTAGGGTTCTTCTTACTCACGCGATCCACTCGTCCTTAAGGTCGATCTTGTCGTGCATTACCTGCCTGAGGAACTCACAGGCAATCTGGTACTCACGGTTGTTGTAAATATAGATGGGCTTGATGGTGATGTCCTCGTCGTGGAGGAACACCCTCATCACGATGATCCGGTGGATCGGATCGTAGGTGACAACGAAGCCGTCCCCGTTCTTGAGCTGGTACTCAATAATGTCGGGGGCGTTACAGATGACGAGAATATCGTCAACGTCATTCTTCTCCCGATACTCCACCCCTCGACGGAATGCCTCGAAGCAGTCCTTGAGCTCAATGAACTCTGTATCGATCCGAAGATGGGTATCGTGAGCGACAATCTTTCCTGGCATGTGTGCTCCTTTCAGAAAGACCTATATCCCAGGTTCGGGATATAGGGTTTGAGATCAGTCTTCGATCTCGATGTGGTCTCGAGCTTCCTTGACGGCCTTGACGGTCTCGTCGAACTGCTTCTCGACTTCGCGAGCAACGATTGCACTAGCAGCAACACCAGTGCCCACGGATCCGAACCAAAGCAGAATCTTAGCGATTCCATTTGCGTTCGAAACCAGGGGCTTGGTGAGCTTGCTGGCAATCATACCAGCTCCAATGGAGGAGAGTCCGGAGATGATAATCTTGGCAACGGGCAGCATGAGGTTTCCTTTCGAGTAGAGGGGTCTCATATTACCCTTAGTTTCTGACGCGGACCCCCGGGCCCTTTTACAGACCCGGGGGCTTTTACACATCAGGTGTAGTTATGACGGAAGCATCCTGCATCCTGAACGAACATCCAGTGCCGCTGCCAGAACGGACCTCGGACCCAAACCCAGTGTCCACACATATCACTTCGCCTCCTTCATAGGTACATGATCGAACGAGAGCTGAGAGACCGTCCTGCGCCTAGCATCGGGCATGAAGACCAGCTCGTTCAACCCGTCGTGGCTGAACATATATGCGGTCCAGTTAACCCAGTTGAAGCACAGGATCTTCTTCTCTCTAGGGCAGGCTACTCGGCAGTAACCCACCTGGTCCTTGAGGATCCGGGCATTCCAGTACTTGTTGACTCGACCCTCAGGAGAATATACTGTCAGGGTGAAGTGCTTGACGTTGCTCCCATAAATGATCTCGTCGTCGGTAACCGGATCCCGATCCTTATCAATCGAGAGCTCCTGGTAAGGAAGCCAGCTGTTGATCATATCAGCCATCAGTACCAAGGCTCCAATCGTAGGCGTCAAGCTCCAAGGGTGAAGGCCTCGAAGTCTCCGAAGTCTCCCACCGCAGCCTTTGCAGCGTCAGCAAGACCTTCGAAGTAGTCCCAAGCGACGTACTCCTTCCAGTCTTCTGCGTGGGCTTCCTTGAAGGACTCGAACTGTACCCACCGGTAACCGGTACTGCCTGATGCGGCATGGTACGCACCATCTTTCTCGCGGAGAAGGATCCCGCCTCCACGGTTCACGGGGACGAAGGCGCCGGTCTTGCCGACGAACTCCATCTCAGGATTGTCTTCTGTTCCGTTGTTCAGATACAGAGCGGTGGTAACGCTCTTGGTCTCCGCCACGTCTCGAATATCCAGCTCCTCCTTCGAGAAGAGCTCCTTGAAGACATAGGGGTGCTGGAACTGGGCACCGGTGGCGCTCCACTCCCCATCCTCGTAGTCGACATAGACGGCCTTGTTCACGAGACACATACGGTCGTAAGTAGCCTCGTGCTCGAAGGTGTAGCCGTACTTCTTGCCGAACTCCATGACCTTATCGATGATCTCGGGAGTAGCCCTCGGGATCTTGATCGAGTCGGTCTTGATGTGTACAACGTCGAAGCCCTGCTCCTGGACGAAGTGCTTCAGATCCACCATGAACAGAGCGCCACGCTTGGCAACAATGTTGTCCACATTGCGGGGGTCCTTGAAGGGGTTGGCGAACTTTGCTGCAGTGAGACCGTACACCGAGTTGATGACGATCTTGAGCGCGAAGGCCAGGGCCTCATAGTCGACGCCTTCCTCCAAGAAGGGGGCCAGGGCCCCATCGAGCAGTGTTCGGGCAGTTGCATCATCATGGTGCTTGATAGCTACTCGGGCTTGCTTGATCTCGCTGAAACGCTTAGTGTATCGGTCTCCGAAGAGGTCGAGACACTCGATTGACGTGGGATGCATGCTCGCAACGTCGAGAAGGGCGACGTCGACATAGATACCTGGCTCGGCGTAGACGTAGCCGCCCTCCCCGATTTCTTCACCCCGGTAAACAGATTTACCGAAAGAGTACTGATAGCCAGGGAATTGCTCACTGAGATCGGTGTAAATGAACTCATCCTGTGGGTTCCTGTTCTTCCCGAAGATGATGTACTGACTGTGCTTGTTGGTCGTATCGTTAGGTGTCAGACCAGAAAGCTTGGCAAGCATGAGGCGGGCCTGCCAGTCCGCATGGAGGTGCTCGAAGACCTCCTCGGTTGCGATAACATCGTTATCACAGTACTCAGCAACACGCTCCCAAAGCTCCTCAGGAACATGCTGATCCCAGGGCAGCCCGAGCTCCTGGTGGTGCAGCCCAAGCTCGATTTCCCACTTCTTGAGAGACATCTTAGTGGCTGCGAAGTCGTACACATCTGCGTAGGACAGGTTGTATGCCTCGACGAATCCAGCCGTGGCGCTGTTCTTGATGATTCGTTCACTCAAGTCGAACAGCTTGGCGTTGTTGAACCCCAGCGTACGAGCGTAAAGAATATGGTTGTCGTACTTCCGGCAGTTGAAGCCGATCAGCCGCATCTCACAGAGGGCCTCGATTTCCTCGGGGGTGGGGTTAATCATTCGATGCACCCCAGGAACCCCACGAACCTTCCAGTTCACAAGGAACAGGTTCGGGAAGACCTCGCAGTCGAAGAAGACCAGCTCACCAGTCGGGAATCCCACGGACTTCTCATCAGGATCCTCGTTGGTGAACGGCATCTCCATTACGGTCTTGATTGCCGCCTCAGACTGATGCGTCGAGTTCATGGCGAATGTCAGCACACGAGGCTTCAGGTCCTTGACGTCATAGACCATCCCCTGTTCCTTGGCGTCACGGAGGATCTTAGCGATGAAATCAACCGAGGGCTTGGTCGAGGGGTGGATCTCCTTCCGAAGGTTGCGCTCAATAAGCTCCCTGACCTTCTTCTCATTGGCCATGGTGGTCTTGTTGATCACTTTTTTCTCCTTAAACGGTAGCCCCTCCGAAATATGAGCCACCGGGATGTTGTTGCAGTGGGTGACCTTTCTCCTCAGAGAGGAATCACCTGTGAAGACCTTGATCTCAATGTCTTCGTCGTAGAGCCTCGCCAGTTCGGAAGGGTCTCCGTCGTAGATGTAGTGGAGGTGAACTCCATTACCACCTTGACTGGTCTCGGCGTAGGTAGGGGGCCATTCTGAGGCAGCCTGAAGGTTTCGATTAAGGTCCTTCCGACCGTCCTGCTTGATATCAAAGTCGATGACGATGTGGTTCTCGGGGACTTTGACATAGTGGACCTCATGGGTGTCGACGTCCTTTAGAGTGGTATGAACGTTCGCCCATCGGAACTGCGGAGTGCCAGAAGGTCCGGCTTGCTGTGCCGGGCAATCAGAGAGGCCCTCGTCGAGAATGGATTCGGAGCAATCCAGGTCGAGTGAATATGGCTTCTCTGGAGCAGCTTCGAGTTTGGCAGGATCCAATAGGTAATACCGGAAGCCGGAATAGACATTGCGTAGTCGATCACCCCCAAGCTGTCGTCGCTCATCGAAGTGATTGAAGTAATCCTTGAGCTCTTCCCGGAACTTATGTCGACTTGCCGGGTACGGGATATTACTCTCACTACAATACTCCTTATACAGCTTGTACGCCATCGTGAGACTAACGAATTCCTCTTCCTTGAAGAGGAGGTAGTTCTCCTCAACAAAGTTATAGATTACGTTAGTCTTCATCATCATGTCCTGGGGCTTATAGGCGTCGTAGTAGTGCTTACCAAGACTCCTATAAACCCCAAGACAGTGATTAGCGATCTTTCCAAGCTCGTCACGGATCTGCGTTATCAGCGTCTGATACTCGTCAGCCCCCACAGTTTGTCCGGTAGGGGAGATATCAATCAGTCGACGAATAATACCAGACTTCGAGTCTGTGATCTGGACAGGCTTGTTGGTACCGATGAAGAGTAGGGCATTGATTCGCTTGGGGTAGCGCTTCACGCCCTTCTCGTTGATCAGGATCGTCTCGTGGGCCACCACGCTGTTAAGAAGACCATTAGTCTCGATCCTGGAGAGGTCTCCATCTTGATCAATGGCCACGAGCGAACTCCTGCCGAGAGAGCTGGTCGCAAACTGATCTGACTTGGATCCAAGAGCTCCTGCATCGAATGTAGTTGTATAGCCTTGGAATAGAAGCTCCAGAATATTGAGGATCGTTGACTTTCCCGATCCCGGGGGACCATATAGGACGGCAAACTTCTGAATCCTCTTAGAGTCGCCAGCCACGATGGAGCCGATGAGCCACTCAAGCTTTCGTCGAGCATCCTCATCATATAGAGTTCCAACGAGAGATCCCCAAGCGACCGGTTCGCCCTCCTCGAGAGAGTATGGCAGCCTTGCAGTGGCATAGTCTTCCTTTCTAGGAGTACTGTCTGCAAATATAAGCTTGCTGTTAAGCTCCTGGCCATTGTCAGGGAGCCTGGACTTCCAAGTCTGGAAGCTGGTCCATAGTCCAGTGTTGTAGTTGGACATAGTTTTCACAACGGTCTCAATCTGACCCTTGTGATTCTTCTGGTGCTCGAAGAGGGACCGGTCTACAAACGTAGCGACGTCAAACTCGTCTGTAGACCAGAGCCCCTTCTCCTCATCCCAGATTGCCTGGAAGTCTCGTCCCTGAATGAGAATATCCCTCGACCTACCGACGAGGAACTCAGGGTAGATTTCCACCTTTCCACTCTTTGTGGTACGCTCGCAGATTCGGTAGAAATCCATGAGGCTCCTTACATATAGTTCTCGTTTGCGTAGGCGTTCATCTGGGCCCAGAGCTCAGCCTTTCGCATATCACGTGCGCCATGAAGCGGGATCGCACGAAGAGGGAACATGGATCCGTGTCCCATCTTGGTGTAATCCCGCGAGTTGATCCGCTCAAGGATGGAGTCGACTTCCTCCTCGTGGCGGGGGTTGAACAGGGCCTCATCCGTGTAGTCGTAGAGGCCACAGTTCTTCACCATCTCCCAGAAGTACCATTCAAGGGAATATGGCGTATCGTCATCCTCGAGCATCATGTCCATACGCTCGGCCAAAGCGATGAACATCTCGAGCATGGAGCAAGACTGCTCGTTAAGCCAGACGTAGGATACGTCGTTGTTCTCTCGAACGAACGCCCTACGTAGATCAATACCATCCTGTGCACGGTTGATGTCGTTCTGGATCGTCACCCGGAACGGCGTCTGGTGCATGATCTCGAGCAGGCTCATGAAGGACTCCTCGGGACACTCAGCCTTACGGGTGTCTCCGGTTCGGTCTACGAGCCACTCGAAATATGAGTTATCCGGTGCTGCCTCTATCACTGTTAGTCCTCGTAATACTCAACCCCGAGAACCGAGTGCTCGTAGGAGTCGTCGAGAAGGGTGATCTCGAAGTCCGCGTGGCGGCTCATGCTTCGGACGTAGATGATGGAATCGGAGGCAGACACACCGCTGATTATGTTGTCAAACCAGGACGTGTCCTGCATAGGAACTCCCCGGTTATCAGCGAATACATCGTCCTCCATGTAGTACGTGAGCTCGACATGCTCCTGATGGCCCTTAGCCCGATACTCCTCTTCGGTGATCTGGTAGGCCTCGAAGTGCTGTCGATCCATCGTACGCTTGGTCACTTCCTCCTGGTCGGAATCTTCCACAGGAGTCGGAGAGTAGTCCACAGCAGCGCTCGGTACCACCGGCTCAGGATCGGGTTCGCGATCCTCTGGATCAGGGCCATCTCCCACTCGCTCTTTGTGCTTCGCTTCAGCAATTTCTGCAAGCTCCTTGTTGATCTCGATTGTGACTTCTTGGAAGTCCTGCTCGAACTTGCGAGCAAGAACGAAATATACGCCAAGGCCGCCTGTGACAGCCCCGGCTGCGAAATATGCGATCTTCTCAAGCATAGTCACCTCAGATCTTGTCGTACATCACGCCGTCGACGTTGAAGTCCAGCGCCCACTTGGTGACGGTACGACCGTTCTTGTCCTCGCCCTCGAAGATACCATCGTGGATGTTGAACGAGACGAAGTCGTCGCCATTACCCTTAACCCAGCCGGTCACAGCACCAGCGGGAGTGTGAGGGAACCCGAGCATCTTGTAGACCTCGTTGAGGAAGATGTGCCCACGAGTCTGAAGAATATCATTCGCGTACTGCTCCTGGCAACGGAGGTGGAGCATAGAAAGGTCCTCGTCAGCAGACCAGTTGATGTTGTCCTCGTCGAAGATGACGCCGTAAGGAGAGACATTGTCGACAGCGGCAATCGCCTCGAGAGTCGGCTCGTTACGAGTCAGCTCGTCCTCAGTGTTGGAGATAAGGGCGTCAAGCACCGCGTCCTTACCAAACTTAGACTCTACCTTCTTCTTGTAGGTCTTGAAGGCCTGGTCGACAGCGGCGTACGCTGCAGCGAGAGAGGCGTTCCGCTTAAGCATGATGCCGTGCCCAGTCACCAGAGAGGCGATTGAGGCGGCACCGAGAATAAGGGCGGGGGCATAAAGCTTCGCGAGCTTGGTGCTCATTCGGGTGTAGAGGATAACCTTGTCCCGAGTGGCATCCTTGTCTGTGAGCTTGCCGTCCTCGTGGGCCTCGTGGACCTTGACGAGAAGGGCGGTCTCCTCGGCGAGGGTCTCCTCAACCTTGAGGGTTGCCTTGGAGGCGAGAACGGTGGTGCCGATAAAGCCAACTGTGCCAGCGGCGGTCAGGATGGTGGGGGCGTGCTTGCTGAGAACCAGCCCAGCGCGTCCAGCGAGACGGGTAACGATTCCGAGATTCATTTGATACGTCCTGCTTCCTTGAGTCGAAGATAGATTGCGATTGCCTGGTCGTCTTCCATGCGTTCAACACGGCGACGCCACTTGTCTGAGAATGGGTAGGCGGCGATAAGCTCAAGCCGCACTTGCTGAGGATTCATCGTGCATTGATGTGGTCAGGTTTCGGGAGCTGAAGCATGTAGCCACGACGGCTACGGATCACCGACATGTACCGGGCCGAAGTCCAACCCCAGTTCTCGTCAGTGTATTCGGTAGTGATACCGCAGAGATCGTAGAGGTCGGCGACGGTGGCAAGACCGTACTCCTCGATGATGTCGCCAAGTCGGTCGATAACGAGATAAGCTTCATCTCGGGACTCGAGCTCGATCTCTGAGAAATCATGGTATCGACGTGTACGAGGAGAAGCGTCTCGGCGATTGCCTGGTGCTGAGCCTGGTCGAGAATATGATCCGTACGAGACACGGGACCCCCCTGACGAGCTGCGAGCTCGAGGAGAAGACTCTCCGAAGAGGAGACGTTCGATGCCCTGACTGACCAGATCCGAGAGTGTGTTCTTGATAGCAGGGATAGTAACATCGTAGAGTAGATACTCGCCGACATTGTGGATATCCTCTCCGACGAAAGCGGATATGGCCTTCGTCCCGAAACTTGACTTCTTCTTGGTTACGGTGGCAGTGGTGACCTGCTCTACCTTCTTGCGCTCTGGGAGCTTGCTGTTGGATGGAAGGTTCGGACGAATCGGTGCGTTAGCCAAGGTGGCCCCTTTCTAAGGAGGTGGGGGCCCCAGATTTCTCCAGGGCCCCCAAACATGGATCAGAGGTTCTTGAGCTCCGTCTCCTTCAGCTTGGAGTCGAGCTCCTTGTACTTGGGGTCCTGCTGAACCTGCTTCATGATCTTCTCAGGCAGGATTCCGTTGTAGAACTCCCGAACGAGAGACGGGTTGTCCATAAGCTGATCGAAGAGCTCCTCGTACTCCGGCGAGTTGAGGAAGGACTCCTTGATCTGCTCGGACTTGACAAAGCGCTCGCCCTGGCGCTCACCATACGAGGTGCCGATGAGGTCGTCGAAGAACTTCATCATAGTGTACAGGTCCTCGTTGTCAATAGCGGCCTGGAGCCACTTCTCGAAGTTGGTGACGTTGTCATACCGCTTGATGAAGTCGAACATCTCACGGCGAGACATGTGGAAGTAGAGCTTCTTGGTGGTGGGCTCGTCGTCGAAGATACCACGGACGCGGATGATGTGAGAGAACATATGTGTGATTTCCTTTCAGTTGATCTTGAAGTAGTTTTCCTTGGGTGAAACAAGGAAGTCGACGGTCAGGACGGGCTCACCCTTCTCAGTGAGCTGAGAACCGAACTCCACCGAGAGAGAATTCGGCTCGGACCAGCCTACCAGCTCCCCAGCCGCGATGGGAGGAATCCCGAGGCCATTGTAGAACTCATTGAGAGAGGCATAACACTCGAGATTGAGCTGTCCATTGATGTTGTTCTCGACTCGACGAATCGTTTCAATGTCGGACTTGAAATATCGTCCCGAGAATACATCATAGCAGAGGATGTCTCCGGAGGAAGCGACCAGAACGGATCCGGACACAGGTTTGCCAGCATCTTGAACCGATTTCTCTGCAACGCGGGCCTTAACCTTCTCCAGGTCCTTCGGCTTAACCACGTCCGCCACCGCTTCTCGATATCGCTTAAACGCCGCCTCCGAACCTGTGTAAGCCAGTGCGAACGCTGCTCCTCGAGAGTACTGAATACGATTCGCCGCGATGATCGATACCAGAGTGCATACGCCTGCGATGGCCGGGGGAATATATACTCGATACGATACTGTGAACTTCTCCTTCCACGAGAGGTCCTCGGGTGAGCGAAGATTGGCTTCACAGTAGTCTGCGATCTTCTCGACTGCGAGCGTAGTAGACTTCGCTGTGAGTACGGCCGTAGCAACGGTCCCGACGCATGCCGAGGCCGTGAGAATAGTCGGAGCGTTTGCCTTGAAGAATTGCGTAACACCGTTCGCATTGATCACTTGTCCTCCTTCATCTGGATCTTGGTCTCTTCCTTACCGAGCCCGGGATATGTCGTTCGAGAGATCTCGAGCTTGCTCAGGTGCGCCGCAACCTCCATACGGATGAGAGACTCGATGTCCTTGCGAGTCAGAACCCCCTGTACCTTGATGCTTCTGTCAATCTCTCGCCTAAGGTCAGACGTGATGACGAAGTCCCCTCGAGGCCCCTGCTTTCCGTCATACCCACGAGGACCACGCTCACCGGGTTCACCCTTCGGTCCAGGGGGTCCCTGAATAACCTTGACCTTGCACCACTCCGACTTGAAGATGTAGGTGAAGACTCGAATGATGAGAGTCATGATATTGATCCAGAGGATGACGATAGACATAGCCCCGATAAGATACAGGGTCCACCAGATGATGCTCACTTGTGCTTCCTTTCTACTTTCCTGAGTCGAGGAGTGAGTTTGTAATTCTGCGGATTGTTGACGCAATCCAGGATGAAATCTGGGGTGAATTCCCAAACACCAGTCTCTTTAGGATAGTGTCGGAAATCGATGGAATCTGCGGCCATTCGTCGGAGGTACTCTCGTCTGGAGTCACCTCGCTTACAAGCGCGAGATTCCCCCGTAGCCCCATCCACTCCGAGGTATAGGACGGACAGCGCATCGGCGGTGATGACTTCTGTGTGTCGTGATAGGAGCTCCATGACACCTCCGGGCGTGAGGATGACAACTCGATTAGGGCGGTCTCCCCTCCGGGTAATCTCGTCACGTGGTACCCCGTATCGCCAGCCTCGGAAAGTCTCGACGCAGAGGAGATCTCCCCGGGCCTCCCATTCTGCGAATGCCTGATCCTTGAGGAAGTAGTAGGCAGAAGCGTCCTCTCCCACACGCTTAGGTCGGGTCGTTGCAGTGCGGACTGCATGGTATCCCTCATTCTCAACCAGCTCCTTCTGGAATGTGGACTTGCCTGAACAACTTGGACCGAGAAGTACGACTAACATATCACTCTGCCGAGATCGTGTAGAGGATGACTGTGATTGCACATAGAAGGAACCCGATCGCTGTCATGACGAGCTTGGCCATGAACGAGATAGGTGTCAGCCAAACGAGCCAAGTAGCAAAGGCTACGGCTCCGAATACGATCAGGAAGATGAGGCTGATGAGGATGTAGTAGATAGGCGGTTCCTCGAACACGGTGTGCTCCTTTCTAGCTCGAGAAAAGCCTATACCCCAAGTCGGGGTATAGTGCTGAATTACCAGCGGTTGATCTTACGATCACGGCGCGCGATGAAACGCTGCTGAACACCAACAACGTGCTTCATCCGGCTGTTCGCACCCCTGCCAATAAAGCAGGAGGCGAGAACAATTCCGAGGATGAAGGTCACGGTCTTGATGATCGAAACGGCGATGCGGGTCATGAGTGGTCCTTTCAAACGGAGGAGTTTCAATATAGGACCGGTTTTTCTCGCGGACTACTTACGAGGGATCTTGAAGTAGATAGCCCACAGAAGAACATAGATGGCCCAGAACATTATGTCGTGGTTCATGGTGATCCTTTCTCGAGGAAAAGCCTATACCCCAGGTCGGGATATAGGATGAGGTCTCAGTCGGTCTCTTCAGAGGCTTCGATCTCGTCGATCTCGTCGAGGTCATCGTGCTCAAGCTCTTCAGGGTCTTCCGTGTCCGGAACCGAGCGGAACGCCATGAGGGTGAGTGCGGTACCGGCTGCGAATACAGCGGCGCCAGCAATCAACTTCTTGGAGTTGCGCTTGATGGCGGGCAGGACAGCGTCCTTGTTGAACTTGAACTCGACGATCTTCTCGTTGGTCTCAACGGAGGTGTCGGTGGTCTCAGTCATGAGTGGGGTCCTTTCAAATAGAGGGGTCTCATATAAGGCATGGTTTTTCTCGCGGAAAGCCTATATCCCAGGTCGGGATATAGGTTGGGATCAGTGGATGTTGGCAAGAGCCTTTTCCACCATCGCGTTCCACTCCTCGTCGGTCATCGTCTCAGCACGCAGCTTTGCGTTCTCATTCTCGAGCTTCCACACACGGTTCCTAAGAGTGTAGGAGGTGTGCTTCTGCTCTTCGTGAGCGACAGCAAAGAAGATGCTGAGGATGGTAACGAGGATAAGGGCGATGTAGAGCATGGTCTTTCCTTTCGTAGGATCTTCAATATACAAAAGGAAAATGACGCGGAAAGCCTATACCCCAAGTTAATGGGGTATAAGGTTCAGTTCTTCAACTGATCGTGAAGCTTCCAGTTCTCTTTTGTGAGCTTGTCACGAACGTCCTGAAGCGATCGAATAACGCGATTGTTGCTTGCGATCTGCTCTTGGAGCTTGTAGTTCTTCTTGGACAGCCTGTCGAGCTTGTAGTTAGCGACATACAGACTATTCCAAGCAGAACCAAGAAGCAGGCCAAGGATGAGAATAGCAACGATGAGTGCGTATACGGTCCAGGTCATTGTGGTTCCTTTCAGAGTAGGGTCTTCAATATAGGACAAGTTATACTTGCGAAAAAAAAAAGATAAGCCTAGATCCCATGACGGGATCTTTGGCTAGAAGGTGGTAGGATCAGAAGTTCCAGGTCTTCTTCTTGCCAACCATCTCGGCGACAATCAGCAGGGTGCCGATGACGACGAAGGGGGCGATGACAAGAGCGAGGAGGGTGGTCATTGTGGTTCCTTTCTAAGGGTCTTCAATATACCACTCGTTTTTCTCGCGAAAGCCTATACCCCATGTTGGGGTATAGAACTATCAGTGAGAGCACAGCTTATCGTAAAGCTTCTCAAACTCAATCGGGTCCATGTGCTCCTTTGCTGCGTAGTAGTATGCGGAGTACATCTCCTCGAGAGTCGTGCCCATCAGAACAACATACTTGAGTTGCTTGGTGAGGCGACGGTTCTCGAGTCGGTAGTACACGCCGTACACAACGCTAGCAAGGGTGATAGCACTGAGGATGATGTAAAGCATGAGTGTTCCTTTCAGAGTAGGGTCTTCAATATACTCGAGGATTCCTACGCGGCAAAAAAAGATAAGCCTAGATCCCATGGCGGGATCTAGAACTGTGTCAGAGGTAGTAGTGGTCGTACTGCTCAGAGCTCAGTCCAGTAGCAGCAAGCTCCTCGGCGTAGTCGAGGGCGGCCTGTGCAGCAGCGGGAGAGAGGTTCATGAGAGTGTCCTTTCTATGACGGGTTTCAATATAGAGCCCGTTTTCCACGCGAAAAAAAGATAAGCCCAGCCCCCCATGCATATAGCACAGGGGGCCAGGCGAATCTCAGAAGGGTTTAACCTTCATGATCAAACCGAACGCCTTCGAGCTGACGACTGCGAGTCGCTCGTACTGGAGGACGGCTACGATACCAGCCAGAGAGGTGACTGCACCTAGAATTGCGTCTTTGCTGAGCTTCTTGCTCTCGCCAAGGGCTTTGGCTTTTGCAAGAGTCTCGACGTTTCGAGCAATTGTGGTGTAGTCCTCACTAGCAGGATCGTGAAGCTCGGCCTCCTTCAGAGCAGCTTCAATTGTCTGCTGAATGGGGTCAGTTTTCTTCATGGATGGGCTCCTTTCTAGGGGTTCATTATACCGCAGGTTTTTCTCGCTTAGACCTGCTTGACGTCCAGCGTCACCTTCCCATTCCGGAGCATCTCAGCGACACCCTGGTCGAAGGTTGCGTGGATCCCCTGGTCCTCCGAGACGTGGAGAGCGCCGGAGGGCTGGGTGCCCTGGTACTTGGTGGAGCTCACGCCGAGAAGCACACCCAGGAAGGTGTCAATCGCAGCGATGGTGCCCGCAACCTCAGTCGGGTTAGGAAGGTGCCACAGAGCTGCCAGAGTGAGGTAGAGCGCCGAGGTAGCCGGAAGGGCGACCAGCGCAACCCACTTGAGGATGTCGTAGGACTTGTTGTTCAACTTGCTCTCCTGAAGGTGCTTAGCCATTGGTTTTCCTCTTTGCCGGGGGTCTAGGGGTGGGGACTACGGGAAGATTCTTTACCTCATTCACTATCTTCTCAGCAAGCCCATTCCCCCCGAACTCGGAATAGGGCTCTACGAGATACTTCATGAAGTCCTCATACTCGTCGAGGGTAAGAAATCCTCGATGAAGATAAGTCTTCCCGACATATACAATCCGGTCATGGGCCATTCCGAGCAGAAGCCTTGAAGTGGCGGACTTCCGCTCACTGCGCTTCATGATCCAAGCCCACATCCCGGAAGATCCCAGAACCGACAGGAATATCGCGAGGACGATGTCGGTAAGGGGGTTGAATCCGAAGTGCTGCATGTTAACCGATCGCTAGATAGGGACGGACCCCGAGGGAGTAGTTCAGCGGGGCGTGAGAGAACTGACCTGTGGACTTCATGTAGACCGCAGTCTGAGCTGAGGCGCGCTCACGAAGCCAGTACTCCTCCTCGATGTTAACAAGGGCGGGGTTGAGCCTGAAGGCGGGGAACTGGTTGTGGTGAATACCCCGGGAGAGTGAGTCATCGAAGATGGATGAACCCCAGAGCATAGCCTCGTCCATGATGTTGATGTGCGGGTTGTACCAGCGCCAGTCCTTGACGGCACCATTCCCATCATACCCGGTAGCCACTCGTGTCCAGACACCAACCATGTTCGATCGGTTAAACAGAGACTCAGCAATGCGGCTAGCCTTCGTCATAGTGGACTGGTTCAGAGTTGAGTCCACATACGAGCGCTGGTCCGGAATTGTGGTAGACCATGCATCTCGGAAGAGAGATGCGTCTGGGACGACCACAATATGATTCTGTCGGAACGGAGGCTCACCGATGTTGATGAAGTAGTTGAATGCCACGATACGCCAGGTGATACCTGAGTAGGTCCAGTAGTCTCCGAGATACATCCCGGAAAAGGATCCGCTTCGAATCGCCTGGAGATATGGAGTGACGTTACTTCCCAGTGAGGCGCCTCGATAGATGGAGTTGTGAACGCCCACGTTCGAGTCGTTCAGCATCCCATAGACAGAGCCTGAGTTGCTGAACTTCTCGTTGATCTTGGTGATGTTGAGCTCGGTACCAGCGACTCGACCCTCAACAGCCTGGAGTCGCTCATTCTGGTTTCGGTCACTCACCTTGAGGTTGGCAACATCGGTCGAGGTATTCCCACCGGCATTAGCCAGGGCATCTCGGACAGACTCGAACCAGGTGTTGAACTCACCCTGCAGCTTGGCCTGGAGAGCATCCAGGTTGATGTTCTGCAGAGGCCCGCTCACATAAGGAGTGCGTGCACTACCAACGAGACTGATGATATTCTCAGCCGTGATCTGTCGAGAGTTCTTGATGATCTTGATCTGCGCTAGAGCGAAGGTCTGTCGATCACCATTGTCGTCAACAGAGGGAACCGTCGGAGTAACCGCCGGGGTTCCCTGGACGACCTTGATCTTCGCACCGCGGATAGCCTTGGAACGGTCAACCTCGACACACACGAGGTCGATACGGTCCAGGGTAGCGTGAGAACCAGTCAGAGTAACCGTCTCATCACCCGAGTTCTCAACCCATCGGTTGTTCAGCCACGCCTTGCCAGAGCCGACATAGACGGACATCCCGTTGTTGGTGGGTCGGACACGGAACTTGTCACCCACATTCGGAAATACCCCCGGGGCAATAATGCCGTCGAACAGTGAGCCGAACTGATCGGCATCGTATGTCCGGTCGCCATTCACGGAGTTGTAGAAACCGCTAGTAATGGCCATATGCTAATCCCTTTCTCGAGGAACGATGACCTCACCAGGGCCACCGCGAGTGAAGTCGATACGGAAGCCGTCACCATTCCACTTGGTGCGAGACGACATGGAGATGGAAGGAACCTGAGAGAACCCGTCAGCCGACCAGGACTCGGTCATCTCGGTAAGCTGGCACTCGATAGGTACTGGGTTGCTTCCGGACGGGACGTAGTAGAAAATATCGCCCACATTGAAGCCCTCACGATACTGTACGTTCGAGAAGTTATTGATCTTTCCCGAGATCATCTTAAGCGGGGTGTACTTCGGAAACATGGCGTCCAGAACCCAGAAGGGATACCATACCGTGCTCAGCGAGGAGACGTGCTTCTGCTGAAGAGGAGTAAGAGACTTCCAGTCCTTGACAGAATATGGCTTGTGGACCTGAGTGTTGTCCCACAAGACCTCTCGACGAGTGATCGGGTTCTCTGAGCGTAGCGTGTGCGGTCTGGTGTGGGTGCTACCGTCGGCAACCCATTCCATATCAACGTCGCCAGAGTCCCAAATCTCGTAGATCGTACTCTTCTTATCGACGATCGAATCAACTGACTCAAAGTCCGAGAAGTTATCGTTCTCCTGCGCCAGGGTAATTGTATTGATCAACCGGGGAGCAGTGATGTAACAGTGGATACCGCCATTCTCGAGCTTGATCTTGTAGAAAAGGGAGTACCCATTAGGCTTACATGCCGAGATGACATTCTTGAACATGTCCGCAATAGGCGCCCGGTCATAGATAACCCACTTACCATCCTGGACCTTCTGCCCAGTGTCGTTGACATAGGCCATCTGAGACACACGGGTATTTCTGTGGAAGTTGAAGTTATCGATCCTACGCTCAGGCTTTGCATCCTTACCGAGATTGGAGTGAGCGATGTCCTCGGCCATAGCCTGCGCATTGAACTGGCCATTTGCATCCGGTTCAATCCATCGCCTGTGCGGAAGGATTCGCCACTCCATCATCGACTCGAGAGAGCGCCCAGTGTACTTGTGGAGGTAGACACCGTCATCCTCCTGCTTAACCGTGGCAGTCTCAATGACCATGACTGTATCTGTGTCATCTCGGATGAAAATATTCCCAAGACTGTACTCATACCCAGGTTGATCCGAGTAGAGCTGGAGCTCGAACTGACCATAGTCGTAGGCCCGCTCAGTCCAGTTGAGCGAGTAGAAGTTATTCGGGACCTCGATAAGGGTTTCGTAGTTATGGAGGAACGCGAAGAAAAGCTGCATCAAATCCCCCTGTAGAGAGTGTCATATTCCATAGAGACGCTAACGTCGTCAACGCCCCCAGCATATTGCAGGGCGATTGTATTGATACCGGGGTGCATCTGAATCCAGGTACTCCCCGGAGCCAGAACACCCGTGATGAAGGACTTCCTACCTCGAGCCTGGTGAGTAATGGACTTCTTACCGGGTCGGGTGTCGATGACGATACTCTCGCCTCGGTAGAAGTTTCCTGCTCGAGAGATAGACATAGTCTCGTTGTAGGTGACGTTCGAGACGATAAGGTTGCTCACCGTGCCCGAGAACTCGACGGTGATAGTCGCACCAGCCGGGTAGTCGCCAAGGTACCGGATGTCCTTACCGGAAGAGTTAGTCATGTCACCGAACTTGAGCTTGTGGTTCGGCTCGGAGAAGAACGGGAACTCGAAGGAGGGCGTGTTGTCGTTGAATCCCACGACCTTCTGGATCTGAGTAGCGGAGGACTTCCAGTACGGGTCCAGTCCAAGAAGGGAGACCTGGATCTCCTGCCGCTCAGAGAAGATGTTCGGCTCGACGGACTCGACGATAAAGTCTGAGTGCACATTAAGCCAGTCGGTGGTCACGCCGAGAGTGATGGTCTCTCCGACTCCAAAATATGAGTAGCACTTGAGTCGGAGTTCCTGAATGTCGGTCCCCCAGGGGATCAGAGTCAGTACCACAGTACGAGTACCAACCCTGACCCCCTTGAGGAACGCTCCGTCCAGCAAGGCATATCGGTCCGTGCTGATGTCTGCCTTTACTGGCCCCAGACCAGTAATCTCCTTGATCGCGACCCCCGACGAGTAGGGGTCTGTGATATCGATTGCAAGTCGATCCCCCGACTTGGTCGTGGACGAGATCTCTGAGATCATAGTGTCAACTTGTCCTTTGCCATAGCAAGCTGAGTGTGGGTCTGGCGATAGATAGTCGCCGCATCCAGCGCCTCAGGCGAGTTGTTGGTCTGGTTGAATGTGATGTTTGTAACACCATTTTGACTATTCTTGTCAGAATTGTCAACTGCGATCGGAGCGGGAGGCCGAGCAGCGTTAGCTGCCTGTGCCGTGACCCCGATGGCGGGAAGGAAGTTGTTGATACCCTTAGCCTGCTTCTGCATCTCTGTGAGATCCAGGATGGGCTTGATTTCGGGCTTGAATGATGGGTCATCCTCAAGGAGTTCGTTGACTCCGCCAATCGCCTTAGCCATTGCGTCGTATGCGGCGTTGGACATATTCTCTCCCGCCTCAGCGACACGCTCGCCGGTGTTCTCGACGCCGATTGCGAAGCCCTCTCCGACGTATCCACCGAGCTCCTTCATCAATCGAGAAGGAGAGTGAATGCCGAAGAAGTCCTTGACCTTGTTGTATCCCTTCTTGGCGAAGGAGACCATGGACTCACCGAAGCTCCAGGCCTTAGAGGCTAGACCACCAGTCATACCGTCGACAATAGCCCAAGCAATCTCTCGACCGACCTTGTTGAACCGGTATGCGTACTTGTTAATGGCATCGCGAACGCCCTCAAGAAGCTTGAGGACGGTCCACATACCCTTGTCGATGATCTTGGGTCCATTCCTAGCAATTCCATCAAGGAAGTTGAGGATGACGTTGGTGGCAGCGTCAATGACCTTGCCGATGTTGTCAGCAATTCCGTTCAGGAAGTTTGCCAGGATCGTGGCGCCCTTTTCGCCGAACTCGTAGGCATGGTTAGCCAGCTCAGTGAGCATCGCCTGAATCAGGATGAACAACGATGCTACAATGCCTGGAATGTTGGCATTAATGGCATAGATGATTGCTCCAAGCAACGCGGCCATAGCCACCGCCAACTCTGGGGCCTTAGCTCCTAGGGTGATGATGAAGTTGGCAATAGCGTTAGCAAAGTCGATAGCTACCTGGGGTAGGATTGCCGCAAGTTGCTTCAATCCCTCGGTAAGGACCAAGAATGCTGCTGCACCAGTAGTGGCACAGATACCCAAGACTGCTGCAAAGGCGGCCATACCAATTGAGATTGGGAGCAGAGCTAGTCCTAGTGCGAGTAGTGCTGCAGTAAGAATAATCATACCAACCGCAAAGTACTGCGCACCAGCAGCTGCTGCAACTAGGATCAGCATACCACCGGCCAGAGCAATAAGCCCGATAGCGAGCTGGCCCCATGTGATCGTGGACAAGGTCTTCATTGCTGAGGCCAGGGCCAGGAATGCGATAGAGGCAATCCCTAGAGCAATTCCACCTTCCTTGAAGGCGTCTGCTGCTGCCATCGAGATGGCCAGAATCGCCAGACCTGCTGCCAGAGCAATGAGACCCTTAGCAAGGGTCTCGATGTCCATGTTACCAAGGATAGCCACCGCACCAGTCAAGACAATAACTGCCGCTGACATAGCAATGATAGCTGCTGCTCCACGAGCATTGGCTCTACCTGCAATTGCCATTGCAATCGACAGCTCGGCAATGATAACGCCAAGAGCAATAACTCCCTGCAGAAGTTTACCGGTGTCCATCGTCCCGAGCATCCAGATAGCCGCCACAAGGATGTTACACGAGACGGCAAGCGATAGAAGAATCGCAGCGCCCTTACCCATGAAGGGATCCTTACTAACGACCATCATAAATCCAGACAGAATCGCCACAACCGCAGCGAGGGTTACGACTCCCTGGATAGCCTTACCAGTATCCATGGATCCAAGAGTGTATACCGCCAGAGACAAAATGACGCAGGATGCAGCAAGAGCAAGAAGGATTCCAGCGCCCTTCTCGACTCCCTTGGTGGCAGCCATCTTGGTCATGAACTCCTGCATGGTCATCATGAGGACCTTCATAGCAACCATACCGACTACGGCACCCTTGAGATCCATTCCGGCAAGAATCCGGACAGCAGTTGCCATTAGGATCATAGCGGCACCCATAGCAATGAGCATAGCCACAATACGAACGCTATCGTTCTTGAAGGCCACCATCTTGGTCATGGACTCAAGCATGTCATCCATCATCTTGAAGAGGTACTTCAGGACAGCTAGTGTGACGAGGAGCTTCGGAGCTGGAACAAGAGACATCAGGATCAGTGCCCCAGCAAGAACACCGAGAGCAATTGCAATCGTGAGGAGCGCCTTAGCCTTGACCTTCTGCTCAAACGCCTCGAGGACTCCTCCGAGCTTATCGAAGACGTTACCGAGCTTGTCAGCAACATTTCCGATCTTATCAAAGTTTTCCTTGAAGGAGTTGATCCATCGAGTAAAGGCGATAAGCACTCCTCCGCCAATAGCCCCGACAAGGATCTTACCCATGTCATAGGACTTGAGGTTTGAGTTTGCCTGGCTCATGGCATTGCCGATAGAGCCGAATGCATTCTTAGCGCCTTCCTTCACCTTAGGAGCGAAGGTGTTGACTACGAAGTCCTTGAACTCGACGAACTTCTGCTTGATAGTGTCGAAGAGTTCTGGGAGGTGAACTTCTCGAGCGACCTGTTTGATGTCCTCGAACCATTTCTTAAGGAAGTTCTCCTTTGCCGCTTGGCCGGTTTCCTTGGCGGCCTGGGCTGCGGCAGTACCAACCTCGGATACGGCACCGGCTGCCTCCTTAGCCTTAGCCTTGACCTCACCGTGACCATTGACCCAGTCACGGAATGAGACCGCTACTTCCTTGACCTTACCGCCGACGTCAGCGAACGCCTTACCCAGCTTATCCCAAACGGCACTATTTTGAACCGTGTTCCACGTATCGACAAGGGCATCTCGCAGCTCAATGAGTTTCTCTTTGAGCCACTGGACCTTCTCATCGATCTTGAGTTTATTTCCGAGTTCGTCGAACTTTGTCCCGAGTTTAGCAACGATCGCCTCAGTGGACGTCATACCACTGAGATCGAAACCCTTGAAGTACTCGGATAGAGCCGACCTACCGGCAGTAAGCTTAGCCTTCAGCTTATCGCCTACACTATTGCCGAACTCTTTAAGGTTGTTCTTGACCTTATCGAGAGTGTCTTGTACAGTCTCGAACGCTGTGAGGAATGACTCGCCGACCACTGAGTTCTTCAGAGCATCCTTAACGAGACCAAATTTCGACGAAAGACCCTTAAGAGCATTCGCCGCCCCGGTTACCTTACCCCCGAAGTCAAGCCACATGATGAAGTCATGGATCTTGTCTACAACCCACTTGATGGCCTTACCAACTAGGTCGATGGGCGGAAGAAGGAGTTTGAGTAGTTTTCCACCAAGGTCGAGTTTAGTGAACCACTGGTCGAACCAAAAGATAGCCTTACCGATTACCTTCGTGATCTGGAATACGCCAGAATTGATCCCGGTAAACGCAGGGAATAGTGCACTGACAATATGTGAGGCGACCGTAAAGATGACCTGAGCTACCTCACCGAGGATGGTGGCGAAGATATGGAAGATCGAGAAGACCCCCGTGAATGTCCACTCAAGCTTCTCGGCAAAGTTATTCGTAATGATGAGCTTTGACGTGAAGTTCTCAAACGCCTTGGTGATGCGAACAAGACCTTCAGCGCTAGCATTCATGAATACTCGTCGGAAGGCGGTTCCGATCTGTCCGAGAACTTTGACAATGGCCCAGAAGATATTGGCCAGACCCTGAACGAGGGCGGTGCGTCCGCCAAGGTCCTTCCACATCTGGAGGAACCCATTTCGAGCATCGGCACTAGACTTAATTACACCACCAAGCCAGTCACCAATAGACGTGAATAGAACCGAGGCCTCTTCAAAGTCACCGAATAGAATTTCGAATGTCTCTGCCCACCCAGAGCCGATAGCTTCCTTAGTGGTGTCAACTAGCTGACTAAACGTTCGAATCTTGGTAGCAGCATCAAACGCACCTTGGGCGAACTGCTTGAGCTTATGGGCCTGCTCCTCTGAGTAGCCCATCTCGACAAGTTGTGCCTCAGAGAGGTCATTTGTCAGAGCAGTCAGGGTGGTAGTCATGACCTGAGCAGTAAGCCAGTCTTCCTTGAGAGACTCTCGAAAGTTACCGTCCTTAGCAATAGCCTCATCGTAGCCAGTACCCATCATTCGGGAGGTCTCGATAAGAGCGTTCCTGAATGACTCTCCACCCATACCTGCCTGGACCAGTGAGTTCCAGTCCTGAAGGTGGACTGCGCCAGCCGCGATAGCCTGAGAAAGCTGAGTGTATGCCGTGGCTGTCTGCTGGGCAGTTGAACCTGAGGCCGCTGCGAGGTTGGACAGACCCTTAATTGATGCCACAGATGTCTGAAGATCGACACCAGCTGCGGTGAACAGACCAATAGCGTGAGTCATGTCGCTGAAGCTGTATACCGTCTTATCGGCATAGGTATTCAGCTCGGCCAGAGAGGTCTTAACCTCAGAAAGGGTAGTCCCCTTCTCAACCGTGTTGGCCATAATGGTCTGAATGGCTCTCATTTTGAGCTCATACTCATTAAAGCCATCTTTGATGGTTCCGATGAAGCCGGAGACCACGCTTCGACCCGCGTTTAGTGCCGCAACACCGATTCCGCCGAACGCAGTTACGGCAAGACCCTGCATGACGGTCATGTTCTTGCCGATATCGAGGGCCTTCGTAGCCAGATCGCCTAGAGTCGTATTCTTAGCTATCTCTCCAATACGAGAGAGACCATCTGCAGCCCCCTGCATCTTCAAGGATTCCTTGAGTCGGTCCATACTGGACGCGGATTCCTTGATTGCAGACAAGAACTGCTTGTTATTCATCTTGAGCGAGACTACCCGCTCGTCAATAGTTGCCACTACTTAGTGACCTCCTTCCAGGCCTTCTTCGCTATCTTGTCGAATACAGGCCTGATAGCGGGATTGATGTAGTCTCGGCCGACGACATACCCGCCATTACGGGTGCCGTGACCATATTGCAAGATGACAGCGATGTTTACGCCGTTGTTAACGTGTGAGTTTGTCCAGGTGATCTGCCAGTTGTTGCCGGTTCTCGTGACTTCGTAGTTCCAACTAGCTGCCGTCTCGCCCGACCTGGAGGGGGTCGCCGCCTTTAGAGCAGAAACCCCCTCCTTGCCGAACTGATTCATGATCAGAGCCAGGTCTAACTTCGTCATTCTGTCAAACCAATTCCTGGTGAGTTTCCAGTCTCCCTGGCTCTCGATCGTAATCATGATTCTCCTAGACTAGAGATTCGGAGTAGATGTTGGCCACTCCAGAGACCATGCATCCGATGGCGCCCTTGGCCATAGCCTGGTCATAGGCGTCTCGGGTTGGGCAGATGTGCCCCCATACCGGCTTGCCGAGTCCGGTAGTTCGGTTCCAAACCTCATCGCTGGCATCGAAGGACATACCGATGTAGTCCCATGGCTTGTGCCACTCGTTGATCCGGCCATCAGTTACCTGATCTGGATACGAGTATCCCCAGCACTTCCAACCATCCGCCTTCCACTGATTAGCCAGCCATCCGGCGTCGATGGAGAACTTCCAGATGATTCGACCGTGGGCATCAGAAGGGAAGAACTTCTTCAGCTCCTCCCACTGAACCGCGGAATACTTAGGATCGAGTACTGTAATGTGACTCGAGCCATATGCTGCGAAGTACTCCTCAACCGTCATGAAGGGCTCGCCCATAGTGGTGAACTTCTGGATCTCCGCCCATGTCATCTCGGTGACGGGGGTATCTGGAGCCGTCTTATCCACACGCTGGAGGGTGCGATCGTGGTTCAGGAACCAGACTCCATCCTTCGTCTTCTGACATGAGACCTCCAAAGCCCCTGCTCCGAACATAACCGCGTTTGTATATGCCCGGATCGAGGCCTCAGGCCAGCTGACGGATCCTCCTCTGTGGGCGATCAGGAAGCCGCGAGTGTCCATCATGGTGTGTATATCGGAGTATCCTCTTGGTACGGCACGCATGGTAGACGGCTGCAGTTCCCCATTCCAATATACGAATACCGGATTGGAATTTCCAGAATCGGTAATCTCTATGCCAGGTACGACTACAGCTGGAGGTTCTGGATTCTCTTCCTCAAGTTCTACCCAGGCATAAGCCTTAGCGCCATACGAATCCTTCACTGATGAAGCCAGTGCCCCGATGGTCATCGACCACGAGGATCCTCGGTTACGCTTACCGCCTCTAGCGATTGGGTCGGTACCTGGGGGATACCATACTGGTTCATCTCGAGAAGATGGTGCGTGATATTGTACGGCTACTAGATTTTTCTTGGTCTTATCTAGAGCAGGAATACCTGGTTGCCAGGTGTGTATCTTATAGTTGGATACCCCGCCTATCGAGAATAAGACAAAGTTCTCTCTAGCATTGGTGGCGACATCACTATTGAACTTGAAGTCGCCATCAAGATCAGCTTTTGTAGCCCGTTTTACAGCTACATACCCAGATCGCCCACCGGCGTCACGGTTGTATTGGAAATCCCAGCCAGCAGGAGGTCTGGCTTTGGTGTCTCCAAACTGTGAAGCATAGAATACAACTATAAGGTCGCCGATCTCAGCACCGGTACTTCGTAGCGAAGTAGTACCAAAACCATTAGCCTCAGATCCGCTACCAGTAGCTAAATGGACATGCAATCCTGGCTTAGGCGTCTCATAGACGTTGAAGTTATGGATAGTAATGTCTTGAGCCGTACCCGGAACCGCAATGGACGGAGTCCACATTGGGTACGCGTTGTTTGGAAGCTCGAAGTCGAACTTGATCGCCGCATTAGTCCCACCACGGATGTTCCAGGTGGTGATGAAGTCCTGCTTACCGGTGGTCTTCTTTCCCGCCTCGAACCAGTTGACTCGCATGGCGATCTGAGTGTCTTGATCCGCTGAGTACGTGATCTCGACAGTCCACTTGCGCTCGCCGACGGTATAGGCAAACGACTCGAATGGAGTGGAGCTAGATCCCTTTCGGATCAGGCGTCCATCTCCTACTCGAGCGCCATTACCTCCCCACCAAGAGCCAATTACTGGGAATACGCTAACCATTACTTGGCCCGCCTAACAATCACCGTCCCGGACGGAGTCCCAGCAGGCACTGGATCATCAGGTCCGAGGACAATCATCTTAGGGACCTCCGGAATCTTGAGATTGTCGACCTTCAGCTTGAGCTTCAGGTATCCCTTGAGCCATGGAATGATCAGCTCACGGATCTCGGCGCCCGGAGGGTTCTCATAAGGGTTGCCAACTGGGTGCCACTGGCCACCATTTTGAGGATCCTCAACAAGGAAGCCGTCGGTGACGTATAGGTGGCTGATTGCGAGGTTGTCCGCCTTATCGAAGACCTTCTGGTAGTTCTCCGAAGTGACTGAGTGGACCACAGCCCACCATCTAGTGGACGGATAGGCCTTCATATGGTCTGGAAGAATTGGAGATGTCGGATTCTCCTCGAGGAACTTTGCTGCCGTTCCCTCGAACATCATACAGACGTCGAAGTCAAGGTCGCACACAGCCTGCGAGATGTTGGATCCAGTATTGATCGCAATGACGAAGTCCAGGCCGTTCTCGCGGCGGATTGTGTCGATCAGATCCTTATACCACGGAATCCGATCCTTTCGAGCATCCCAACCGTTGATGACCTCGTCTAGGAAGACGCCCTGAACCAGGTCGCCATACCACTGCTTAGCTCGCTTCAGCTGTTCAAGGATGTACTCCTTGGTGAACTTGGCGGCATTGGGAACCCCTCGGTTCTCCTCGGCATCTGGGTTGATCGCTGCGCCGTACTGAGTCTTGATGTAGAACAAGACCCGCTTAGCCCCCGCGCCGAGAGCGAGCTCACCCTGCTTCTGGAAGTCTACCTCCTGAGCCTCCCAGTCACCGCTGTTGCGGTTAAGGATGACGTATCCGAGGTTGTCCCGGAACTTCAGCGTCTGAGCCCACTTAGAGAACTGACCTGGCTTTCCATCCTGGTAGTAGTCAGGCCAGTAATAGGTCACTGGAGAGTAGTACCGAGCACCGTTCTTGAACGGGTTGGTCTGTCGGAGTGCGTCTTCGACGTCAGCCTTCTCGCCGTATGTCCGAGCCGCTTCCGCCTTGGTGAGGTAGTTATCGAGCTGTGGAGTTACAGCATCTTGCCCGGCGGGGCCGCGCTCTCCTGCAGGTCCAGCGGGTCCAGGAGGACCCTGAGGCCCGGGGGGTCCAGCGGGGCCTGTCTGCCCGGCGTCACCCTTTGGTCCAGGTTGACCGTTTGCTCCGGCTGGGCCAGGAAGTCCGTTATCGCCCTTAGGTCCGGGAGGACCCTGGACTCCTTGTTCTCCCTTAGGTCCAGGGGGACCAGCAGGTCCTCGAGGTCCTTCGGGGCCAGGTACCGGGGTTCCTCCAGCTCCACCACCAGCAGGTCCAGGGGGACCCTGAAGACCTCGGGGGCCTTCTGGTCCGGCGGGTCCACGTTCACCAGCATCGCCCTTAGGTCCAGGAGGGCCAGCGGGACCGGGGTCACCCTTAGGTCCGCGAGGGCCGATGGGACCAGGGGAACCAGCCCCTCCACCACCTCCACCGCCGAACGGAAGCGGTGAGATCTCTGATGTGGGATCGGCGGACATGATGTCAATAGTTCCACCCTGAGTCAGAGCAACGTGCTTGACGATGTCAAACTTGGGGGAATCGATGTAGATGGTGTGGGTCCAGGCGCCAGAGGGGGTTACTCCAGCGCCCGGAGCCAGCACCTCAACGTTGACAGCGCCAGCCTGGTCTGTCCGAACCATGTGCTCGCGCATCGAGACTGCGGCACCGTCGACGGTAGCCGTAGCACCCTTCACGTCAGGAATGATTCGGACAGTAGCCCGACCATTCTCTCCTCCGGGAATAGTTCCCGTTAAAGTACAGTATGGCGCTGCCATTTTGAGCCTCCTACGGCTGTTCGGCCCTGTCGAGCAGGGCGTTCACCTTGGTGTTTGTCTCGGCGCCGTAGATGCCATCGACCTCAGCGCCGACGGCTGCCTGAACGGCCTCGACAGTAGAGTCGTGAGCCTCTTCGGAAGCCTCGCCCCAGACTCCGTCCTGCTCAGTACCAACAACGGACTGAGTGAAGGCCACGCCGAAGGGGAAGGTCTTCCCGCCCCACTCAGAGGCCGCGGCAAGCGCGTAGCAGCGAGACCGAGTGTTTGGACCGGCGACGTTGTCGGGGGTAGCCCGGACTGCACGCTGCAGAGCGCGGATGTCAGCGGGGCCAGCAGGAGCCGTGTTGCTCGGAGAGTCGGTATAAGCCGGGCGAATCACATAAGCGATCGACTGATTGCGGACACGCCGCCAAACACCGTTCCCAGCAGACTGAGAGCCATAGCTGCCAGACGAGGTGTTCCCCTCAATCGTCTGGAGCGTGCCTCCGCCAAGGTTCTTCTCGACGAAGCCCACGTGGTCCGTGCCGCCGCCATCCCAGTCGTAGATGACGACATCGCCCGGTCGGGCGTCGTAAACTGATACGAAGTAAGCGTCAGGGTGCTGGCGGACCTTGTTGACGGTGTAGTCAGTGTTAAAGGAGAATCCTCCAATAGCGTCAATCTGCCCGCACTCGTCCAGACACATGCTGACGAAGAGCATGCACCACCAAACAGAGTCGGACGGTCCAGCAAGCCACTGCTGACCAGTTCGAGCTGCCCAGTATCGGCCAGCTTCGGATCCGGGCTGAGGGTCGTCTGGTGCATAGTAACCAATCCTCGCTGCGGCGCGAGCGAGTACGTTGTCTGCGACGCTCACTTCATCACCTCGGTAGTCTGGGAGACGTGAATCTCCTTGTCTTCCATAGGATCAGCGCCTCCTCGGGAATGTCTTCGTGACTGATCATTGTTATCCCTTCGAACCAAGCTTAGCTCGCCTGGCTCTATTGAGTTCCCGGTTCCGTTCCATAATCTCGGACTGGGACATCTTCTTATCGGGCTGGTTCTTTTGGTTGCATACCCGAATGAGTGTGAGTAGTCGGTTGATGTGCCATGTCTCACACTCGAAGGGGATCTGGCAAGCGATCATCCAGTAGTAGATCAACTCCGATGATGTGTATTCGCCAGATCCGGAGTCTCCACCCGTCTCTCGGATGGTAGTTGCGGTCATCGTATCGGCCATGTAGGCGCTGATACGCTCAACCTCGGATGGGGGAATCCTATCCGGGAGCGACGGGTCGTATTCTTCATCAGTGATCATGCACTTGATGTAGAGGGCCATCTCCTCAGGTGTGACTTTGTCGTTACCAATGAGGTGCTTATGGGTAATTGACTCCCATTTTGACAGCGCGACCAGGTTGTGCTCCAGGTGCAGGATTCCGCCAGGCATGGAGACAAACGAACCTGTCTCCTCATCAAACCCGTCGAGATCCGGGATAGAAACTATAAGCATTGCAGGCACCGAGGGCCCAGGAGTCTAGGTCTCTGAGCCCCCGGTGTGGTATATCAGCCTGCGAAGTGGGCCTTGATCTCGTCCGGCAGGAGGAGCTTGGGCTCGGTGGCCGAAGCGCCGCCCTGACCGGCGTCAGAACCGAACAGCTTGGCCTCGAGGGTCTTCAGCTTTCCGGGATCGACGTCCAGAGACGAGATGGTCAGCAGGGAGGTCGGCTTGGCGCCAGACACGTTGACCGGCGTGGTGGACAGCTCCCAGGAGAAGGAGATCGCCTCGGGAGAGTCGTTGACGGTCTTGTAGCCCTTCTCGGAAGGAGAGGCCTTGCAGCCGTACAGGACGTGGAGCTTGTAGCCCTTGTCCTGACCAGCCACGTCGTCACCGATCTTGGTTCGGTAGACGAGGCCGAATGCCAGTCGGTCCTGCTGACCGATCTTGACGCCCTTCGTCAGCGTGGCGGAACCATCACACTGCTCGAACTCGTCGGGGTAGGTGTAGGCCTCAATCGTGGCCTTCAGCTTCTCAGCCGAGAGCATCGAGAGATACAGAATGTTGTCGGCGTAGAGGTCGGTAGCCTCGGCGCCCTCAGGCTTCTCGGAGATGGCAGTGATACCATTCCAAGCAACGCCCTTGCCGTAGGTCTTCTGGGCCGGGTCGTACACATAAAGCGCACAGTGGTCGACACCAGTCTCAATACGGCGCTCACCAGTCTTGTCCCAGACAAGTGCAGCCATGTTAACTCCTAATAGTAGACGTCGAAGATGTCGTGATAGAGGTTATCCGCTACGAGTCGAGACTCATGGCGGCTGAACAAAAGGTCCTCGATCTTCGTTCGTGTCGGGTCCTCGGGATGACGGGCAATCAGAGTAACCTGGAACCGATTCGCTTTGATATATTTGAGGTTGTCCGCGTACATCGGATCGCCCGGATGCCGCTCGTATACGATGCACGGATACGAGAGCTTAAGCGACGGGAGTGGTTGGTAATAGACCTTATCCGACCCGAGGATCTCTACCAGCTTCTCATGGAGAGCTAGCCGTCGGTCCATTATACACCCCCGTCAACTCGAGAACCAGACGGGGGAACTTCAGCTCCACATAGGAGATTTTCCAAAGTCCCCCCATCCAGCGAACGTACTTGAGATTCTGGATGTTATCCGTTAGAAAACCATCAGCGATAATGCTGATCTGGTTACTGAGGTTGATACTCCCCAGAATCTCATCGCTGCTACCAAAGCGGCGTGCTTCCCGGAAGACGTCGCCATAGTACTGCTTCTCGACTATTTTGTCTTCCCAAATTCCCGGCTCGGTCTGGACCTGTGTAGCAAATCCTATCTCACCGAAGAATTTGGCCATCTATCACGGCTCCGCGACGACGTTACCAGTATCGGTCTTGCGCTCAACGATGATGGCCGACTTCGGGTGAGTCAGCGCACCGGAGAGACGGGTCTCCAGCAGGTAGTGGTACTGGTTGAAGCTAATGTCGAAGTCCTCGGCGGCGAACAGTTGACCACCCTTGTCAGCGCCGATTGTATAATCGGACATATTGACAATGATACCGAGGGCGTCGACAACGCCATTCTTGGTGGAGGTGCGCTGCAGGCCCTTCATGAGCGGGACCTTGACGATCTTCGAGACGCCGACGTAGTCAGCCAGCTCGGAGACGCTGCGGAACAGACGGTGACCCATCTTGTCCTTGAGCAGCAGGATCTCAGTGACCATGTGGGGCTCGGCGAACCAGGTGGGGTTGCCCGCGCCGTCGTAGTCGTCCATAGCGCGGACAATGGAGTCCAGGACGTCCTCGGTGGTGGTCTCCTTGGCCAGGACGACACGAGGAGCGTAGAGGCTGTCCTCCTTGTAGATCGGGCGGATGCAGTCCTCCTTGATCTTGTCCTTGGAGGAGGCCTGGCGACCATCACCGATGAGGACGGCTCGACCGAGCTCCTCCTCAAGCATGATCTTCATCTCGCCGCGGATGTAGGAGACGACATCAAAGTCTGTGATGTCCAGGATGTCGTCCCTATCCAACCTCTGCTTCTTATAGATGGTGGTCGGCGAGGTGACACGCTGCAGAAGCGTGAAGACCTCGTCTTCCTTCTTATTGCCCTTGATGTAACCCCGGGCACGGGCCTCGTCAGCGGTGATGTCGGCGAAGCGAGTGCGAATGCGGGAGAAGGGCGAGTGCTTAGCAGCGCCAACGACGGAGTTGACCCAATCGGTCTTGCGCTTGATGAACTCCGGCTGGTTCCACAGATCCTTGGCCTCCGGGAAGAGGGTCTCGATCTGCTTGATGCCGTAAGCGTCGGCGTGGGCCAGGATGGCCTGCTTCAGGGAGCCGCTTGAGCGAGCATCCTCGAAGATGGTCTCGACCTGGGCATGAGTCAGGACGGGGAGCTCCTCGGTGGTAGCGGAGCCCTCAAACACGTTCTTGTGAGCCATAGTATCCTCAGTTGTGTCGGAATGGGCGGTGTCCTCGGCCTCTTCGGTCTCAGACTCCTCCGCCTCTTCATCTACGGAATCGACGAGCTGCCCGACGATGGCGTAGACCGCCGTCTTCTGCTCCTCGGTCATTCCCTCGAAGATCTCCCCGAGCGTGGGGTCGTCCTCGTCGCCCTCAGCCTCATCGGCCTCCGGCTCCTCCTCAGCGTGCTCGACGTCGTCCGTCTCCTCCGCCTCGAAGTCCTCATCCTCGTCCTCGACGTCATCACCGTGAGAGACGAAGTCCAGCTGTGCATCCGTGTAGATGACAGCCTCAATCTCATCGCCGTCGTCGCCATGCTCAATGGAGACCTGGTCGATGAGGGCACCCGGGTTGGCGCCGCGGAGCACCAGGCTCACCTCGACGAGCTCGCCGTGGACAACGTCGTTGCCCCGAGCCCGAACGTGAGTAGCATAGATGCTCATCGCCTTGATGTCGCCGTTCTTGACCATCTCTCGAGCGGTCCGGCCACGATCGGTGTTGTTGAGGTGGGCGTAGGCGTAGACGCCGTCCTCACGAACCTCAAGGTCGGCATGCCCGAGGACGTTCTCGACGTCTCCGTGCTTGTGCTGCCAGACCAGAGGTACAGTCTTCCCATCGTACGCCGCGAATGCCCCGTGTCGGATGACCTTGTTATCCGAGCACCGAACATCGTTCTTCGTGGCGTAGCCAGAGAAATCGCACTTAACTGCCATTTTGACTACTCTCCATCAGTTCGGAAATTGGTACCTCCGATGCAGGGACTTCGTCGACCGGCTCTTCGCCAGGCGGCTGTTCCTCGCCCATCGGATTGATGTTGGAGTTCACCAACTGGTTTGCCGTCTCGTCTTCAGACTGGGCCCAGCCGAACTTCGGTCGAAGCTCATTGGCCGTGCCAATCTCGTTACGCTTGACGGAGTCGACCAGCTTGGACATCTCCTCCAGCGGGACGTTGAGGAACGGATCCTCGATCGCCATGATCCGCTGACGCTGCGTTCGGGCAGTCTTAGTGAGGAAAGTCCTGGTGATGGCATCCGTGATCGCCTTCAGAACTGGACGAACCGTTCGGTTCTGGTAGTTCAGCATCTGTCGAGCATCAGCCTTGCCGGTGAAGACATCCTCGGTCATTCCGAGCTGGTTGTACAGCTGGGTGGTGAGCCACTGAATCTGGCTCATGAGGTTATTCTCGGAAGGTCGGTTCAGCTGAGTAATTCGCTCTGCACCATCGGTGTAGGCGATACCATACTGAGACCCAGCGAGCTGTTCCTCAATCGCCTTTCGTCGTGCCTCGGCCTGCTGCTTCTTCAGCTCAGTCTTGACGACGTACGGAAGCTGAATGATGATGTCCAGCTTACCTGATCCAGACTGCTTGTCGATAGCATCCAACAGGTGGAGCTTCTGTGTCAGTCGCTGCAGCGTCGAGTTCGGAGCATTCATCACACTGTACAGAGGATTCTGTACTACCGCAACGAACTCCTTCTCGAGAGTCAGCTGTTCTCGCTGTCCAGTTTGGTCGTTGTAGACCTCGACTCGAACGTGGCGAGGATACCAGTTCAGGATTGTGCCGACTCGCATAGACTTGATGTCGTAGCCCTGAGTCAAATCTGGGCTGACATCTGTATCTACTGGAACGATCGCTACGGCGCCCTCCTCGAAGAGCGTGAGTACCAAATCCTGGAAGAATCCCTGGCCGGTCTGGTCGATGTTGGCGCTCAGAGACAGACAGTCGTCAAGGTAGCTACGGTAGTAGCTCTTTAGGTTGCCATTATCGTCAGTCTTGACGTGTCGAATAGGGACATTCGATACATCGATAGCGATCTGGTTATAGATGCTCGTGACGATTGTCTGGTCGCCGACGACAGGACGGTAATTCAGGTTAGGATTACCGAATGTCCATGAACCATACTCCGGTGTGAAGTTCTTCTTGTCCGGGGATTTTGAAAACGCATTCCATGCGTGAGCTAGTCGATCACTAAGACCCATTTCACCTCCTCGCTCATTCGAATGCCTCCTTGTTGATCTTGTATGCCACGAAGGCATCCATCAGAGCAGCCACTGAGTCGATCTTCTCTTCCGAGCGTTTCTTCAGTAGCTTCCGGTTTCCGTTAGTATCCTCAAGTGTGACACAGTTACCCATGGTAAAAGACATGAGTTCCTGATCGAAGATGAGAAGACGCTCAGAGGCCAGCTTCTTCAGTTCCCCGAGAGGGACCGATTCTGTCCTGGCTCCCTGAATGACCTTCTCGATACCGTACGGACCGTTCTCCTGTTCCCACCGGGTCACGAACTCCTTGGCGTTGTATGGGTCAAACCCAAACGCCGAGATGTCGTACTTCTGTTCGTCGATGTACTGGTCTAGATCTTCATAGACTTCCATCATGTCCAGGACGGTACCCTCCATGACTCGGAGGCTTCCTTCTTGGATGAACTCGTCATACTTCTGGCGCAAGGCCCCAGGCAGCTTCATGAGAGTCAGCTCAGAGATGTATGCCAGAGTCTTTACGCCAAAAGCCTGATTCCTGAGTGGGAATAGGAAGGTGAAGGCACAGAAGTCATCACCCTGAGACAAGTCGGCGCCCATAGCGCACTGCATGTTCCAGAAGGTGTTCTTCCTGTGCGGGATTGTCTCCTCATATGTGAAGAAGTAGGTGTATCCCTCCATGGGGATTCCGAACCTCTTGGCGAGGATGTCGTTTCGAGCGGCAGGGGCTTGTTCCATTCGCTCGACGTCCTGCTGGTACCGATCATAAGAGACAGTGATGCCGATGTTCGGCTGGGCTTTCACCCACATAGCAGGATCTGCTACTTCCTTGATGTCGTCAAGGCGGTAGTAGAAGATTGAGATGTGAGGGGCGATGTATTCACCCTTCAGGATTTTGAGCAACTCCATCTTCATGGTGTCGCCAACCGCATTGCGGATGGTTCCCTCGGATGATACGGCCAGAATGACCGGGTCATCGATCTTCGAGGCACCTTGTTCGAGCGCACCGACCACGTCCTCACGAATGTCGCCGGATAGCCACTCATCCACCGTACAAACCTTAGGCCGAAGACCCTGAAGCTTGTCGATGGACATTGGTCGAACCTCGAGGAGAGATCCGGTGAGGAAGTTCTCCACACCTTTCTTCGTAGCAACCAGCTTCTGGCGATTAGCCCTCGCACCGGTTGTATTTTGAATGGATCCCTCAGTCAGGAACTTGTACAGCGGACCTCTGGCTCGGGTGATGGCGGTTCTGAATGGACCCATCACTTCTTCCGCCTGCTTCATGGTCGGAGCCGTAGCGATCTGATGTGTCGTTGTAGTGTCAATCACCATAAAGTAGTTCTGGATGAGAGACATATACATCGACTTCGCTGCTCCACGAGCAACGATCAGATACTGCTTGATTGTTAGGCGCTTCTTTACTGTTTTGGTCTCGTATCGACCGCCGACTCCGTCCTCGTATGGGACGAAGACCTGGCGATCCTCGAAGTAATACCAGCCAAGGAGCTGTTCGGCCCAAAGCTTGAAGCTGTCGAGCAAATGGAGGTCGGCTCCGTCGGACAGTGTGAGCTCGTTCTCGCAGTAAGCGATAAAGCCCTCTACAGCCTTGTCGTCGTAGTAGTATTCCGGGTTTGCGATGAGAGCGTCTATGCGATTCATCTCGCAGGAGATCTCTTCGCATACCGGAATCTCGCCTCGGATGACTGCGTCACGAAACTGCCCGTAGTATTTTGGTACTGCGGTGTTCGAGAGCATTACTTCAGCGGGCTCCCGGGATTACGAGGGCGACGCTTGGGCTTTGGTGTTGGCTTCGTCTGCTTGAATGATTTTGGCTTCTCTATCTGCTTGGGAGCGGATGCCTTCGGGAGCTTCTTTCGATCAGGGCCGCCAGTAGACTTATATGCCACCTTCGCCTCTTCAGCGACGACTGCCGCTGCTTGAGCAGCTTCTTGTGCCTTCTCAGCAGCCTTCTTAATGTTCTCTGCCGCAGCCTTCTTGCCAGCCTTACCGCCTGTAGCGCCCTCGAATGCATTATCAAATGCAGACTTCATGAGCTTCGTACCTGCGTACGTTCCAGCCTTGGTTAGAGAGTTCTCGAGGATCGATCGAGTGACTTCACGACCTCGAACCAGGTGGCGATCGGCCTTGAGCTCCCGATAGCGTTTCTCTTGCTCCAGCCGCTTAATTCGGGACTGGAGCTCGGTGTCGCTGATCTTCTTGTATCCGCGGTTTGCGAACTTCTTTCGAGCCTTGGCTTCTTTCTTGGCCTGGATCTTTCCGGCAACTCGAGCGTCATGTGCCTGCTTTGCCTTCTGAACCTTGGCCGCTCCGGTACGAGCGGTCTTGATGGTTATCTTAGTAGCATTTGCCGTGAATCGGCCACTCTTCTGGAGGGCCTTGACGGTTGCTGCACGACCAGCAGACGCCTTCTTACGAATGACGCCCCAACGCTGGCCCTTTACGCCGTGGTGAATGAGGTCTTCTACCTCTGCTTCCCCTCGGTCTGGTAGATCAGTCGCCATGCTGCCTCCTCGATCAGCTTCTGATAAGCTTGAACCAAGAAGGAGTTCCCCGGTGGGTCGAAGAACAGCTTAACCTTCATGGCAATGTATGACTTGATGGCTGCCTCGTCGTTGATGTCATCAAAGACAGTCCAAGCGGTATCTTTCTCAATCGGGGTATCGCATTTTGGCCCCAATTGTGCGAGATCCATCCGCGCAGTGTTGATATGCATCAGGATCTGGTCATCGAAGGCGTCATATCCCGGCATGATGCCGATTGCCTTCTTAGTGTCTTCAAGAATGGTTCCCATTAGATCCTCCAGGGAGCTTGATCATTCGGTCGACGCTCAACAACTCGTGGTGTCAACCTCGATCGGTCTCCGAAGTGTATCGCGTTGTGGGTATTCTTGGTTGTCGTGATGAGAAACTCTGGCTCGAGGATGTCTGGATTGAATTCCTCGAGATCTCTGGGTTGAATCGGATTCATGTGGTGGATTAGCGGCATGTATCTGATATCGAGTCCCTCGATCCCGAGGTCACAGGCTTCATCTCGAGCCAGAACAAAGTTCCTGACCTTCTTCCACTCCGTAGAGGTGTAGAATCGTTGGTTCAGGTAACGATCGAAGCCAAACGTGGCTGTACCGACTTGCCCGGTGAGAGCCAGGTAGTCAAACCGCTCCTCAAAGGTCTCGAGGCGCGCCAGTTCAGTATACGTTCGTAACATCTCCCGCTCCAGAGTATGTACGGAAGGCTTCGATGGCTTCTTTGGCAATCTTCTCGGCTTGCTCAGCGCTGACGAGCGCCGTCTTCTTCGCCTCGAGGAGTGCTGTTTCGTTCCTCAGCTTCTCTACCTCCAGCTGTTCTCTTGTGGAGGCGAGCTTGAGGTAGTGGTTCACCGTGGTTGCCGGCGCTGTACCCTCCCGAAGCTGCTTCTCAGCGAGCTCAAGCGCGAGATTGATCATCTGCGCCTCTCGTTGTTCCACAGTTCGAGCGGGTTTAGAGGGTGTTGCGGCCCTTTTACCCATAGTTGCTCCTTAGATAGAGGGCGTTTGGGGCCAATTGAGGGCTAGATTCTAGGGCCCGTTGTGAGCGAGACCAGCAGGAAGAAAGGAGCACACGAGAAACTTCCTGTGGGCCCTAGAACCTAGTCCCCAATTGGCTTTCCAAATATCCCTCCGGGGAAAATAT